GTCTTGTGTTCGATTGGTTCGGCTGTACGCAGATGTTCGACGCGAACTTCCCGGCCGGTGAAACGCCTGATGTTCCCTATCGGTGGCTGGATGCGCTGGTTGCCGGGTTGGCGCATCGTCTAAGCCGGATTTATGCACCGCAGATGGAACAGGTCCGTAAAGCTGATGCGCAGGAAGCGTGGCAGCAAGCTGCCGCGCAAGACACGGAGAATGTGGGGTTTATGCTAGCGCCAGGACTGGCGCAGTATTACCGGAGGTAGCATGCGGCCTCATCCGAAACGCGCTGCCGTAAACCCACGGTCGCCCCGCGCTTGGGCGACGTGTGATAGAAGTGGCTTTATCACCAATCACGAAAAACTGGCATGGCAATTCGACTGGCGCGGCATGCAGCTTGTCAACCTGAAGATTTTGGTTGCGCCCGATATGCTGGACAAGCCGCAGCGGCAATTGGGAACGATTATTCTGCCGCCTGATCCGCCAAGTATTATGAATGCGCGGCCGGAAGCTTATTCTATGGAGGAGCAAACCAATCTCCTCGACCAAGCTAATATGCAGCTTGTCGGTCAGGACGGCATACAATTGCTTGCCTCCAATGTGCAAAGCAATGCGCCGCAGGTCGTTCAGGATGCTCATATTAATTCGTTTGGTATAATGATAAATTCTTTATCGCTGACTTTGCCCAATCCGCCAACGCCCGGTAATCGCGTTATCGTTGCTATATTAACTCATAATTTGAGTACACCTACAGCGTTGCTGACGCTCAACGATGGATTTAATAATTATCTTACAACGCCGTCTGGCGTGCAAACTATGTTTGAATTCATCACTACCAGCGTTCCACTGCAAATTGGATTGTTTTACCTCGATGTTCCTGCTTTAGGTGCCGGTCAGAACCTTTTTGCTTCATCGACCACTACGGCAGATAATTGGGAAATCTATGCAATTGAAGTATCGGGACTGATTGCTAATGCCGTACCAAACGACAGTTTTAATCAAGGTGTTGCTGATGTTATAACCGCGCCGAGCATCAATGCCGGCACTAACAGTTTTGTTTTTACGTTTACTCAGCTTACCGGCACTCTGATCAGCATAGATAATCCATGGTATCAAACGCCCGCAGCGGCAGCGTGGTGTTTAAATATTACAGGTGATGTCGTGGCTTATTTGATTGCTGCTAATGGCGGCACGATAAACGCAAACTTCACTCAGGCCGGCAACATCAACTTTTATCATTCTTATATGGCCGCGTTTCCCGGCAAGGTGGATCTCTAGATGGCCAGTCCTCACCCCGGCACGTTGCCAGCTTATCCGCCGTATCAACCGGGCCAATTACCGCTGTCTGGTCAGGAACAGCTTTATCTGGTGTCCACTGCGAATGCGACCGCTGCAAGCTCGTGGCGTTGGCCGATCACAGATATCGGCAAAGTAGCAAGCATCCTGCCGGTCACCAATCCAACGCCGAATGATTTATTTGCTTTTACTCAAATGGCGACGGGCCTGCCGCGGTCTTGTGCGCTTGGTTCGTTTGCAGTTCCGGCTGGTAACGTAGCGGCCGGTGGCACATTTGGCCAAGTGTACATGAAGAATTCATCTACAGCCTACGATGCCAATTTCACGTCTGTCGTTCCCACTTTGACCCTAAGCACCGCCACAGTGGGTAGCTTGGCTGTTCAAACGGTAGCGACAGTTGCCGCTTTGGTATTTACAACAGGGACCGCCACCAACCTTTCGGCTACTAACGCAACCATTGGTAATCTAAGCTTAACCAATTTGACTACTGGTGCGGCGACCGCAACCAGCTTGAACGTCGGCAATTTGACTGCGGGCACTGCCTCGATCAGCACCGCCGCGATCGGCACGGGCACGATCACCAATCTCACCGTTACTACCGGTACGATCAGTGCCCTGACTTTTATCGCTGGGACTGGGACTAATCTGTTTGTCGCCACTCAGACAGCCAACAATTTGAATGCCACTACTGAAACAGTCAGCGGGATCTTCAACGCCCTGGCTACCGCTAATTTCGGTGGCGTAATTAATTTCGCGCAGCCTCTGACTGTTATCAACGGCGGTATCGGCACCAGCATCCTGACGCCGAATGGCGTGCTCTACGGCGGTACCAGTGCAGTTGGCGTCACTGCTGCGGGCGCGACCGGACTAGTTCTGATGGCGCAGGGCGCCAGCAACCCGCCGATCTTCGCCGCTGTCGGCATGGTGCTGTTGAATACGTTGACGCCGAATGGCGTTGCTTCGGCAAGCGATACCACAAGCTTCACGTCTACTTATCGGACCTACATCATAACTCTTGAGAATATTTGTCCGGCAACCAATACAGCTACTTTCCAAATGAGGGTGGCGACAACTGGTTCCAATTTCGTGACCGGAGGTTATTTCTCGTCACTGTCTGGCTTTATCGGCAGTAACGGCAATCTGGAATCCGATACCAGCACTACTGCTATGCTGTTAAGCGGATCGCGTGCGACCACTGCGGTCGCAACCACGACGAATGCCGGCGTGACTGGACTTGTATATTTTATGAACCCGGCGTCGGCATCGATCCTGAAGCAGTTCAGTGGTAACACGTCTTATCAGGCGTCGAATGGCGCATTGTCGACCACGTCGTTTGGCAATACGTATTTTTCCGGCACTTTCAATTCCTCTTCTCCGATCGTCGGGATTAATTTTGCTTTCAGTTCCGGCAATATTGCCACTGGCACCATTCAGATTTGGGGCCTCTCATGAGCTATAATTATTCCGGCTATGTTACAGACTTGGCCAATTTGCTGGTAGTGCCGCAGAACGATCCCGGTTTTATGACGGCATTGCCGAATATCATCGACGATGCAGAACAGCGTATCTACAGAGAATTAAACCTTTTATCGACATCGGTCAGGGACAGTTCGGCGAACCTGACCGCGAATAGCCGAAACTTCGTGCTGCCGCAGACTTTTGGGATTTTCAAGACAGTAACTGGAGTTAACGTCGTCACACCGGTCGGAACCACTACAAGCAATGGCACGCGCAATCCATTGCAGCCGACATGGCGCAATATGTTGGACTTTCTGTTTCCTTCGGAAGTTGGCTCTGGTGTACCATCTAAGTTTGCAATGCTGAGCGACCAAACCATGATTGTCGGTCAGTCACCGGATCAATCATATAATGCTGAAGTTATTGGTACGATTCGGCCGACTCCATTGTCGGCAACCAATACCACGACCTACCTGACACAGTTTTTGCCGGATCTGTTTATCGCCGCGTCGATGATGTTCGGTTCCGGTTATCAATTGAATTTCAGTGCCACCAGCGACAATCCGGCACAAAGCCAGAATTGGGAAAATGTATATGAAGCGCGATTGGCATCTGCCAATGCTGAGGAATTGCGCAAGCGCTACAACCAAGACCTCGAGTCTAGGATGCGGCCATGAACTACGTGGATTTTGTCTCGCGTCTGGCGGAAGGCCTGACTATCAGGCAGACCGATGCTGACTTTATCACGTTGGTGCCGGCCACGATCGATGCGGCCGAACAGCGATGCTATCGCGAGTTGGATTTGCAGAACACGATCGTTCGTAACAGTTCTGCGGTCTTCACCCCCGGCACGCGCACTCTGAATTTGCCGTCTACGCTCGGCACATTCAAGGTGATCGAAAATATCTATGCCATTACGCCAGCTGGTCAGGTTACGCCCGATCTCGGCACGCGCAATGAACTAATGCCAACTTCGCGGCCATTTCTGACGGCTACTTACCCGTCGTCCAATGGCTCGACGGTACCGGCTTACTTTGCCATGGTCACCGATACTACGATCATCGTTGGACCATGGCCAGATCAGGCCTATCAGGTCGAAGTGACCGGTACGATTAGACCGCTGGCTTTGTCATCAAGCAATGTAACGACGTTACTGACCATGTATTTTCCTGATCTGTTTCTGGCTGGCGCATTGTCCTTCGCCTGGAATTTGCAAGGCGAAGCCAGCACCACTGGTCAATTGGCCTTGGCGCAGGCTCAGGCGTGGGAAGCGAACTATCAGTCGCTGTACCAATCGGCACAAGTGGAGGAAGGACGCAAGAAATTCACGATGGAGGGGTGGTCGTCGAAAGCACCGGCACCGCAAGCCACGCCACCTAGGACGTAGTCATGCCTGAACCCAACACAACAAACGTTGCGCTGATCGTTCCGAACACGGGCGATCTTGTCGGAGCTTGGGGAACTGCTGCGCTAAATACAAACTTTACTGCAATCGACGGTTTGTTTGGTGGCGTGGCGACCATTGCGCTCGCATCGGCCACTACTATTGCATTGTCATTGCCATCAGGTTCGATCACGCCGGGTGCTGGCCCAGTACAGAGCCAGAATGCGCTGATCAAGCTGACTGGTACGCTGACTGGCAATTGCGTGCTTACGCTTGGTATGCCTGGACGCTACATGTTTCATAATCAATGCACGGTCGGCAGTTTTTACGTGCAGATTACTTCATCTGGCTTGGGCAATGCCTGCGGATTACCGCCAGGGCAAAAGGTGACATTATTCCACGACGGAGTGAACATCGATTATGTAGACAGCGTGCCGGTAGGCGCTGCGCTCGATCTGCATGGAGTAACATCAACACCGGCATGGATGACGGCTTGTACGGTGCGGCCTTATCTGTTGAAGGATGGAACGACCTATAACGTTAGTTCATATCCAGCGTTGGGCGCGTTGTTGGGTTCGACTTTCGGCGGCAATGGAGCGACGACATTTGGCGTGCCCGACGAGCGTGGCCGAATGCGGGTTGCCTATGATGGTGGTGGTACGGGGCGAATGACTTCGCCGGTTAATGCTGGAGTAATGGGATCAAATGGCGGAGAGCAAGCGCATACGTTGATCACAGGTGAAATGCCCTCGCATACGCATGCCGCCTCAGTTACTGATACGGGCCATACTCATAATATGAATGTTGCCAGCAGTCAGACTACAAACTCTGAAACTACTGGCGTTCTTGCTCATGGCGGCTTTTATGGTACGCCTGCGAATGAGACAAATCCCAATATGATTGCTTCCGGAACTACCGGCATCAGTATTACTAATGCCCTCCAAGGCGGCAGTAATGCCCATAACAACGTGCAGCCTTCGATTGTTTCATTCCTGGCTTTCATAAAGACATGACACATGCCGTTTGGATCAGTCACACTCCAGCCGGGGGTCAATGTCGAGCGGACGCCGACGACCCTGACGACTGGGTTTTCCGTCAGTAGTTTGGTTCGTTTCCGTGATGCATTGGTCCAGAAGCTTGGCGGTTGGGCGCGATTCTATCCGTTTGCGCTCAATGGAGTTCCGCGTGATCTGCACGCTTGGGAGGATCTGACTGGCGCAAATCATTTGCTGGTTGGCACCACGACAACGTTAGGTGTCATTACCAGCGGCGTGATGCAAGACGTGACGCCATTAAGCCTGACGTCGAATTTTGCTCCGAGTTTTACGACTACGATCGGCAGCACGACGGTTTCCATTACTGATCCGAATATCAGTAATCTCGCGGCCGGTAATACCGTCATCTTCAATACACCAGTTAGTGTCGGCGGCATCGTGTTGACTGGAATGTACAATGTGTCGGCAACGTTGGGTGGCAATTCCTACCAAATCCAAGCTGCTGCTGCGGCCACTGCTAACGTGACCAATGGTGGCGCAGTGCCGCTGTTCACTACGACCAGTGGCAGCAACATTGTCGAGGTAACGCTCAATAACCACGGCATCACTACTTCCGGCACTGGCGTGCTGACGGTGTTTTTGGTTGCCACGACCGGTAATGGCGTGACAATTTTCAATGACTACACTGTCACTAGCATTGTCGATGCCAATAATTTCAATATCGCGGTGGCTACTCAAGCGAATGCTTCCAGTTCGTTCTCCATGAATGGTGGCAATGCGCAGATTGTCTATTTCATTGTGCAGGGGCCGCCGCCGGCCGGCGCTGGATATGGCGTGGGGCCTTATGGCGGAGGTGGCTACGGGCTTGGCACTGGCGGCGGCGGCAGCGTTACGACCGGCTCGCCGATTACGGCAGTTGATTGGACATCCGACAACTGGGGGGAGATCGCCCTGGCTTGTCCGAAAGGCGGCGTGGTATTCCAATTTGATCCCACCGCAGGCTTTCTCCAGGCCCAACCGGTGCAAACGGCCCCGCCGTACAATGGTGGTATCTTTGTTTCGACCTCCGAACAAATCTTGGTGTGCTGGGCCTCGACTGCCAATCTGGTGCTCGGCTTTGCGCAAGATCCGCTATTGGTGCGCTGGTCTAACGTCAGTGATTTCACGAATTTCACTCCATTGGTGACCAACCAAGCCGGCAGTTTTCGTATTCCAAAAGGCACGCAGATCCGGGGTGGTATGGCTACACCGAACCAGAACTTGATTTGGACAGAGCTTGATTGCTGGGCGATGAACTATCTGGGTCCGCCATTCGTATTTGGCTTTAATGAAATCGGTACTGGCGCTGGGTTGATTTCCTCGCACGCTGCCTTGCGGTTGCGTGGTGGCGTTTACTGGATGGGACCGGGGAACTTTTATTCCGCCGCACAAAGCGGCGTGACGGTAATTCCATGTCCGGTATGGGATTTCGTGTTTCAAAATCTGAACCAGAATTTTATCCAGAATGTTCGGGCAATGCCGAATACGCCATTTAATGAAGCTGGATGGTTTTTCCCATCAAACTCGTCAGGCAGTGGCGAATGCGACAGTTACATCAAGTTCAATATCACCGAACAAGGCACACCGTGGGATTATGGTTCGATCAATCAACTCCAGCGTTCGGCCTGGATTGATCAAAGCATTCTGGGAATGCCGATCGGGGCCAATCCTGGCGGGGTGGTCTATCAGCAGGAAACCACTAACGATGCTGATGGTGCGCCGTTACTGGCGAGCTTTACTACCGGCTATTTTTTCATTGCCGAAGGCGAAGATTTCGCTTTTGTCGATCAGATCATGCCGGATTTCAAATGGGGGTTCTTCAATTCCCCGCAGACTGCGCAGATTATCCTGACATTCAATGTGGTGAACTTCCCTGGTGATACGCCGATTCCCTACGGGCCATATACGGTCACTCAGGCCACGCAGTACCTTATCGTCCGGTTCCGCGGTCGGCAGATGTCGATCACGGTTCAGTCGAGTGACCTGGGCTCATTCTGGCGGCTAGGCCGGGTGCGCTATCGCTGGGCATCGGCAGGACGACGCTAATGGCAACAATTGACGACGTAGTATCGAATATTAAAAACGGCGTCTTGAACCTGTCGCAGTTTGTGTCGGGGACCACGAGTTCGATCTTGCAGGCGTTCGCGGCGCCTGGACGGTTTGCGCAGAACGGCACCTCACCTGTAGCCACGTTACAGACGGCGATCGGCACCAGTGGACTTTTGATCGTGCCGTTCCGTGCCAGCCGCCGTGCCATCTCGTTCTTCAACAGCAACACCAGTAACACTACGATCTGGGTGTCGCCATTGGCTATGAGCACAGCCGGCTTGGGTGTGCCGATCGCGGCCGGCAGCAGCTATACCATCACGCCAGATCTCTGCAGCAATTGCGGCTGGACTGCGATCGCGGCCACTGGAACTACCAACACCATGCTGATTTTGGAGTTCGTCTAAGAAAGGATAGAATGCGCCATGCCAGCGAGTGAGGTATTTTCAAAATACAAGGCTGGAAAACTCCGAAGCGGTTCAAAGCATGGTCCGCCTGTTAAAAGTCATGCCCAAGCAGTAGCTATTTACCTCAGCGAGAAGCGCAAGGGCTTGCAGACCGGTGGTGTGCCACCACAGCCTATGAGTGGTCTGCCATCACTGAGTGGCGGGGTGCCATCAGAAGCTACACAGCAATCGCCTGCGTTCCAGCAATCGCTACGAATTCCACCAGCACAGCTGGCGATGTATCAGGCCATGATGAATGGCCCACAAATGATCCGTAACGGACAGATGTATTATGGCGGACAGTATCCCGGCGGTGGCCCTCATAATGCGCCTAATATGGCGAATTGGAAGCCATGGCCGCAAGCTACGCAACCGGCGGCGCAGAGGCAGGCTGGCGGTGCTGCATTTGGGCGTCCGATCGGATCGGCGCCGATCATGCCACCGATGCCAGCGGCAGGCCTAGGCGCGCAGCAGACGGCACCTGGGCTTGGCTATCAGCTTACGCCACCGCAGGGCATCAATTATCCGCAGCCGGAGATGGCAGGGCTTGGTGCGCTTCCCGGTCGTCAATTTGGCGGCAATGTCGGCCTGGGCCAGCAATGGATGGAACGCCAGAACATGCGTAACATCATGCATGAGGGCATGCATACGGGTCCGATCATTTCCTCAGTCGGTGGCCGCACCGATCATCACGCCATCAATGTCCCAAGCGGGTCATATGTTTTGCCGGCCGCACATGTGAGTGCTTTGGGCCAGGGCAATACGCTCAACGGCATGGCAATCCTCAAGAGCATGTTTGGGCCACCAATGAAGATGGGTCACGGCATGGGACTGCCGAAAATGGGAATGAAGGCGCCGACTTTGCCGAAAGGAATGGGCCCGTTCTCTTCTGCTGGCGGTTCGCGTCAAAGTCATACCGGACGCCCGGTGCCAATCATGGCTGCGGGTGGCGAGTATGTTCTGTCGCCAGCGCAAGTGGCGCGGGTGGGTAGGGGTAACTTGGATCACGGTCATGCAATCTTGGATGCGTGGGTTAAGCACACCCACAAGAAACTTGCCAAGACCGCAGCCAATCTTCCTCCACCGGCTAAGACATGACAGTACGCATTGGTACGCGGAAAGACGAAGCTCAATTGATGGATCTGTGTCATGCGCTGCATGCCGACAACGGCATCTTCAGCATGGACGACGAACTAGTAGGCAAGATGTTGGATCGTGCCTTCGATCGTAAAGGCGGCATCATTGGCATCATCGACGCGGACAACGAGATCGCGGCGGCCATCTACATGGTGTTCAGCCACTTCTGGTATTCGAACGACATTCACCTTGAGGAACTGTTCAATTTCGTCAGGCCACAGTATCGCAAGTCCAATTTCGCACGTGAACTTCTGGAGTTTGCCAAGCATTGCCAGCGAACGCTCGGCATTCCGCTATTTACCGGTATCGTGACCAACAAGCGGGTCGAAGCCAAAGTGACGATGTATCGGAGGAAGCTGGGCCCACCGGCCGGTGCATTCTTTGTGGTGGGCGCCCATTGGCAGAATGAAGAAACCGAGCCCTGCGATGATCTATGGATCAGACATTCGCATGGCCGGGACAATAAGAAGAATATCATCCGGGCGATCGTACGCGCTGAGATGACGACATTGCCGCTGCCGATGATGCCGATAGCGAGCGCAAAATGAGCAAAGGTTCGCAAACTGTCAGTCAGCAGACTTCGCAGACGACAAGCCCGCCGTCATGGCTAGATACCGCTTATAAAGGCTTGCTCCAACAAGGACAGACTGCAGCAGGCACACCGTTCCAGCCGTTCACTGGCGAATCGGTCGCGCCATTCACGCCAGAAGAAAATCTGGCGATGTCCGGTATCAATACCGGTGCGGGCTTTGCCTCACCCTGGATCTGGGGTGCCGGCAATATGGCTGCGGGTGCGGCACAGCCGTTAACTGGTCAACAAATCGGGTTCTATATGAACCCGTATTTGCAATCGGTCGCCGGCTCGACTGAAAATTGGCTGAATCAACTTAATGCACAGCAACAGAACCAACTTGTTGGCAATGCGGTGTCTCAGAATGCGCTCGGTGGTGATCGTGTAGCGCTGGCGCAATCGGCATTGGCTGGACAACAGGCTTCGGCCGAAGCGCCGACGCTCGCGAACATCTTCAGTGGCGGATACAACCAAGCCCTTCAGACGGCGGCGCAGCAGTATCAAACTAATCCAGAAGCTGTGTCGGCAATGCTGGCAAACTACGGTCTGGCCGGTCAGCAGGCAGCGCTGCAAGGCGCAGGCGCGCAATACAATATCGGCCAGGGTTTACAGCAAACTCAGCAAGCGCAGGATTATTTCAACGTTCAGCAGTACTACACCCAACAAGGTTATCCATTCCAGGTCGCGCAATGGCTGGCAGGCATAGAGACTGGACTTGGCCAAGTAGCTGGGGGTACCTCGCAGGGATACGGCACGACGACGGGACCGGCTCCCAGCGGGATAGCGCAGGGTGTTGGCGCACTTGGTACGCTGTTTGGCGGTATCGGTCTGATGGGAAGCGGCGGTATCTTTGGTTCAGATGAACGCTTGAAGGAAGATGCGGTCAAGATCGGCGAAACCAAGGATGGACAACCGATCTATCGATTTAAGTTCAAGGGCGATCCAACGCTGCGTATTGGACTGATGGCGCAGGATGTAGAGAAGAAGCATCCGGAAGCGGTCGCGCATGATGCTTCCGGTTACAAATACGTAGATTATGAAAAGGCGACCGAAGGCGCGACCAAGCGCAAAGGCTATCAGATGGGTGGTATGCCGAGTGGTGGGTTAGCGTTCGGCAATCCCACATCCTACGACCCGACGCAGTCCTATTACCAGAGCATGCTGGGTTCTACGCCATACGGCGGCATGGCCAAAAGCTACGTGCCGTATTATCGCATAGGCCAAGGCGCAAATTTGCCCAAACCCGGTCAAGCTCCTCCGACGCCTGCGCAGTTTCAGCAGTCAATCAGCGGTGGCCAGGGTGGTGCCGGCATGTCTGATAGTCTGAGCAAGATGCTGCAAGGCTTGCAGCAAATGAAGAAAGGATTTGGCCCTACAGGCACTCCTGACGGTCCTACTGAAGCAGCACAAACGGCCGATGCCGGAGCTTGGCCAGCCGCAGCGGATGTCGGCGCCCCTGGATTGAACACTAGCTTAAGTGGACTGACGCCAAGCGATGTTACATTCCTCGATCCTTCGCTTACCCTTGGGGATTTTGCTGGTGCCGGCACTGACGTAGCCGGCCTAGGCAGTGAAGCCACTGCCGGGCTTGGTGGTATTGGCAGCGATATCGCGGCCGGGCTTGGTGGTATTGGCAGCGATATCATGGCTGGGCTTGGTAGCCTTGGCGCTGATCTCGGCATTGGCGCAGGCGACGCAGCATTAGCAGCACTTGCGTTCGTGCAAAGCGGTGGCCGCATTAATTATCCCGGCGGCGTAGCACTGCCAGCGCGAAACCGGATTAACATGCCGATGCGCGGTGGCCTGGGCATGCCGTCGTTTGTGCGCGGGGTCCCGGCTAAAGGCTATCAAGCCG